CTGTTTTCTCTCTCTCCGGTCACTCACGGTGACTGGGGGCGGATGCCGTGAGACTCTGACGGGATGGATCGGATCACGCCCGATACCGTCGGGATGCGGCTGCGCGGGATGCGGGGTTCGAGCGAGTGGCCGGTGACGCCGACCGGGGCGGGCGCCGTGGCGCTGGTGCGCCTCGAGTGGGCGCTCTTGGTGCAGCCGTCGCGGCGTCTGTGGAGGCGCTCGGGTTGGCTTCGGCGGACGGGGCGGCCGCGGCACTGTGCCGCGCCTACGCGGATGCGATCGACATGGCCGTCATGGTGGGAGACGCGGCATCGGATGGGGGACGGCGAGCGCAGGACGCCCTAGCGGACCTGGGGCCGGGGCTGCTGGCGGCGCTGCAGGCGCTCGGGGCGACGCCGGCGGCCCGGAAGGCCGCGCCGGGCGGTGTTCGGGGCGCGGTGGGGGCGCCGCGGGCCGCTGCGGCGGCGAAACGGGCGCCGGCGGCGGCCGCGGAGGCGCCAGAGGACGACGAGGACGCCGACGACGGGCTCCCGGAGGACGAGCGGCGGGCGATCGCCGTCCTGGAGGAGCTCCGGAGCCGACGGGCGGTCACGGCGTGAGCGCGGAGCCGCTCGAGGACTTCCCGCCCGGGTCGTTCGACTTCGACCCGGGCATCTTGGGGTCGACGGTGCCGCGGATCTGGACGCGGCCGCTCGTCACCGGCCCGGCGGGGCCGTGCGGGTGCGGCTGCGCGCTGACGCCGGCGACGTCGTACGGGTTCGACGTCGTGGTGTTCGCCGACGAGGTGCTGCGGGAGCCGCTCGACCCGTGGGAACGCTGGCTGGTCATCCACGCCGGGGAGCTGCTCGCCAACGGGTGGCCGCGGTTCCGGACGGTGCTGGTCCTGGTCGCCCGCCAGAACGGGAAGACGCACGTCCTGAAGGTGCTGTCGCTGTTCTGGCTGTTCGTCGAGTGCTGGCCGCTGATCGTCGGCATGTCGACGAACCTCGACTACGCCCGGGAGTCGTGGGAGAAAGCCGTCGAGCTCGCCGAGGGGATCCCGGCGCTGTCGCGGAAGATGCTCGGCCCGGCGCGGCGCGCGAACGGGGAGCAGACGCTCACCGCGGCGGGCCCGACGCCGCCCGGCCGGCTGCGGCCGCGGAAGTGCCGATACAAGATCGCAGCGTCGAACCGGCGGGGCGGCCGGTCGTTGACCATCTTCCGGCTGGTCCTCGACGAGCTGCGCGAGCACCACGACTGGTCGGCGTGGAACGCGGCGACGAACGCGACGAACGCCCGGGACGACGCGCAGGCGTTCGCGCTGTCGAATCAGGGTGACGCCGCGTCGATCGTGCTGCACCAGGTGCGGAAGGACGCGCTGACGTTCATCGAGACGGGCGGCGGGGACCCGCGGTTCGGGCTGTTCGAGTGGTCGGCGCCGGAGGGTTGTGAGCTCGACGACCAGCTGGCGATCGCGGCCGCGAACCCGAACGTCGGCCGGCGCACCGGGTGGCCGACGCTGCTCGGGCCGGCGAAGCGGGCGAAGCTGGCCGGCGGCGACCAGGAAGCGGGCTACCGGACCGAGGTCCTGTGCCAGGACGTCGGGGCGCTCGACCCGGCGCTCGACATGAAGGCGTGGAAGCGGCCGGCGGCGGAGGGCGGGTGCTTCGAGGTCGGGACGCTGGACGATGCCCGGTCCCGGCTGGCGGTCGGGCTCGAGGTGTCGACGGACGGGCGGCACGTGTCGCTGGTCGCCGCGGTGCGGGTCGACGCGGACCGGACCCGGGTCGAGCCGATCGCGGCGTGGTCGGGGGACAAGGTCGCCGCGGAGGTGCGGGCGGAGCTGCGCGGCTGGCTCGAGCGCATCAAGCCGCGGTCCCTCGGGTGGCTGCCGACCGGGCCCACGGCGGAGCTGGCGGCGGACCTGAAGCTGACCGGCCGGAACAGCATCGTCCCGCGGTCGGTGCGGATCGAGCCGCTGACGGGTGAGGCGACCGGGCTGTCGATGGGGTTCGCCGGCATGGTGAAGGCGGGGCAGGTGCTGCAGTCGGGCGACCCGCTGCTCGACGCGCAGGCCGAGAAGACGGGGAAGCAACGGCTCGGCGACCGGTGGCAGTTCGCCCGGAAGACGGGCAACTGCGACACGGTGTACGCCGCGGCGGTGGCCGTGCACCTGGCGCGGCAGCTGCCGGTCCGGGTGCCCGGGTCGGGCGGCATCATCCGGGCCGGGAGCCGAGGGGGGACGACATCGTGAAGGCCAACCCGCGCGCGTTCAACGGCCCGCCGGCGGAGTGCTGCGGGCGGCCGACGTTGTGGTGGGTGCAGGGCGGGCCGTCCCGGACGACGGAGGTCCCGGCGAACGACCCGCCGACGTTCTTCGCCGCCGGGCCGTGGCAGTGCCAGGTTGAGCGGGCGCACCGCGGGCCGTGGATCCATACGACGACGGACCCCGCGCCGTACCTGGCCCACGTGCTCCGGCGGGCGGGGTTGGCGTGAGGCGCCGCGACCGGCTGAAGGTGCGGACGTACGCGTTCCTGTCGTCGCCGCGGTTCCCGACGATCCGGCTGTGCGTCTACCTGGTGCAGGTGCCGCCGGCGGTCGTGTTCACGTGGCTCGCGTCGAGCGTGCAGTACCTGGTGTTCCTGTCCCTGGCGGCGCTCATCGAGTCGGCGCTGACGGACGTCGTCGCGACATGGGAGCCACCTGCCCCGAAGTCGGGGCCGCGCGTGGCAGGATTCCGCCGAAGACGTTGACGGCCGCCCCCGCTGCGATGGGGGCGGCCGTCTGTACGTACCCTGCACCCTCCGCGCCAGGAAGGTTCGACATGAACGCTACCGCCCCGACCGCAACATCTACGAACCGAAACGCGCGGCGACACCACATGTCGTCGTCACCGATGGGGATCGCGAAGCTGGTCGAACGCTGGCGGCTGCGGAACCCGGACGCGTACGGGCCGCTGCGGCACGTCCTGACGCTCGTCGCCGGCGACATCAACCGCGTGACTGGCGCCGTCGTCCCGCGCACCGGGGAGCAAGCGCTCGAGTGGCTCGCCGGCCGCATGGGGAAGTCGAAGCGGGTCGCGGCCGCCACGCTGCGGGACATCCGCGACGTCACCGGGCACGACCTACGCCGCCCGATCACGTGGCAGCTCGACGGGACGCCTGTGTACGCCGTCCGCGGCCGCGCCGTCGAGCTCGCCGTACCGCGGGAGCTGCTCGACGACATCCTCGACCCGGGCCTGTCGGTCGTGCTCCTGGAGGATGTTCCAGACGACACGCAGCATGCGCCCACCGGGAATGGTGACCCAAATGGGTCACCCCTAGAACTTCCTGTGGAAGACCATCCGCGCGCGCCCGCGCGCGACGACGTCGCCGACGAGCTGGTCCGGGTCGTGGAAGGGATCGCTCACCGGGTCGGGATCCAGGGATTCCGGGCATGGGCGGCACGCGAGGTCTGCGCGACGCTCCGCGCGCGCGGCTGGACACCCGCTCACCTCGAGCTCGCCGCCCACCGGAAGAGCTGGGACGGGGCTGGTCCGGGCGCTCTGCGGCGGTGGCTCGACAGGCTCGTCGACGCGCCGCTGCCCGCGCTCGCCGCCCGTCCAGCGCCGTTCACGTCCTGCCCGGAGCATCCGGGGACACCCGCCGGGCGGTGTGAAGCATGCGAGGAGGGGGCGGTTCCAGCGCCTAGCGGGTGGCGTGGTGGACGCGTCGCCGAGATCGGAGCACCATCGGTGGTCATGGACACCACGCAGGACGCGCTGCCGCTGGGCGACCAGGTCCCGCCCGTCGACGTCCCAGCCGCGCCGGTCACCCTCCCGCCCGCCCCGGCCGTGCCGCCCGGCGAGCCGCGGAAGCTGTTCACGCCGTGCCAGGACCACCCGTCGGAGCCTGCGGGCCGCTGCAGGCACTGCGAGGCGCGGGCGGTCGAGCCGACGTCGGAGTTCGAGGCCGCCCGGGCGGCGCTGCGGGCTCGTCGGCGGGCGTCGTGAGGCGCCGTCCGCTGTGGCTGCGCCGCGCGCAGCCGTGGCACCGGCCGTACGCCGACCTCGAGCGGCGTCGGTCGCTGCGCGGGGCGTGGGACCGTCAGTGGAGCATCGCGGCGTTCGGCGACGGCCGGCACGGCGACCCGTACGGGCGCGCCGCGGCGCAGAGGCGGGCAGCGTGAGCGCGCGCACCGCGTGGAGCGCGTTCGCCGCGACCGTGTTCGTGCTGCTCATCGGGATCGGCGTCACCGCGTCGTCGACGAGCGATCCACCGAACGTCCCCATCCCCACCTCAACCACGAAGGGAAGCGCACGATGAGAGCTCGGCGGGTTCTGGCAGTACTGGTCGCGGCCGCGGCCGCGACCCTGTTCGGGGTGTCCCCGGCGATGGCGGCCGGGTCGTACACGTCGACGCACCAGTGCACGAACGGCATGGGCGTCCAGGGGCACTATCTGATCTACTCGACGGGCGCGTTGACCCGGGCGGACGGGATGGCCGGGTACACCGGCCCGACGGGCGCGCTGACGCGGGTCATCATCACCGAGTTGAGCGACGGTGTGGAGCGCGGCCGCCGCGACATCTCATACGACCCGCGGGCGGGCGCGAAGAGCGTCAGCATCCTGGACACGCCGACGACGTACCTGCCGTGGATGCCGCGTCAGGGTGGGCACCGCGAGACGACCGCGGTGAGCATCTACAGCACGGGCGGCAGCTGCGGCTACGCGTGGACGATCGACTAGTGACCGGCGGGATCCTGGTCCTGGTCGTCGGCGTCGCGCTCGCCGCGCTGCGCCGACGACCGCGGCCGCGGCAGCCGAAGGCGACGCCGGCGCACCACTCGCACCGGCTCGTCGACGGGCGGTGGCACAACTACTCAACCAGCGGGAGCGGCCCGTACAAGTGATGGCCGCTCGGTCAGAGACGCGTTGACCCGGTACCCCGAGGAAGCCCGGGTGCTGGACGGCGGCCGCGCCCGGCGCGAGGGTACCTCGGATCCGGGCGCGGCGGTGGGATGCTGACGACGATCCGACCCACCGACGTCCGGAAGGACACCCATGGCGAACATCACGGCAGTGAACCCGGGACTCACCGGCACCGCTCCGACCATCGTCACCGCCGGCGCGTCCGGCGACATCATCGTCGGCGCGAGCGGCGCTGTCCCGCTGTGGATCCGGTTCATCAACGCGGACGGCGCGGCGGTCCGGACCATCACGTTCGACGACCCGACGAGCTCCGGCCCGTCGTCCGCCAAGCAGTTCGACCCGGACGTCGCGGTCACGGTCCCGATCAGCTCCACGCGGGTCGTGAAGCTCGACCAGCCGTCGCGGTTCTTCAACGCGACCGGCGGGATCGCGATGACCTACAGCGCCAACGCGTCGCTGACGTTCGAGGTCTACCAGTAGGGGATTCGACGCCGGGCGGGCGCGCCGCCCGCCCGGCGAATAACGCCCAGGACAAACCCGCAGGTCACGGGCGGGTCGTCCCTACTGGCACCCACGTCACGCCGCTACCATCCGGCGCATGGGGATGCTCGAGCGGCTCCGCGCGAGGTGGCAGTTCCTGGTGCGGCAGTCCGCTCCCGGCGCCGCGGCGTTCGACTACGCACCCGTTGCGAGCTACATCCAGGCCGTCACCGGCGCCGCGGTGTACGACGCCCGCCCGTCGCGTGAGGCCGCGCTCCGCGTCCCCGCGGTGTTGCGTGGCCGGAACCTGATCTGCAGCATCTCGACGCTGCCGCTGATCCAGCGGGACGCCGACTTCAACGTCTCCCGGTCGCCGTTCCTCGAGCAGATCGACCCGAACGTGCCGAACCTGGTGACGCTGGCCATGACGCTCGAGGATCTGCTCCTCGAGTCGATCAGCTGGTGGCGGATCACGAAGCGGATGGCGGACGGGTTCCCGCTGAACGGCCAGCACCTGAACTGCGGGCAGGTGTCGCTGACGCCGCCGAAGGGTTCCATCCGGTCCCTGCCGTCGCACATCGACCCGGCGTCCGTGGTGTGGGTCGACGGGAAGCCGGTCAACGGCCGGGACATGATCCGGTTCGACTCGCCGAACCCGGGGATCCTTGACGCGGCTCGCCGGTCGATCCGGCGTGCGGTGAAGCTCGAGGAGGCAGCGGAGCGGTACGCGGACGACCCGCGGGCGCTCGCGTTCTTCACCCCGGACAACGACGCCGACCCGCCGGACGACGCGGACATCCCCGAGATCCTCGAGGAGTGGGAGGCGGCGCGCCGCGAGCGCGCTACCGCGTACGTCCCGGGCGGGCTGAAGTACAACACCGTCGATTGGATGTCGCCGGCGGATCTGCAGCTGGCGGAGCTGCAGAAGCGGGCCGCGCTGGACATCGCGAACGCGGTCGGGCTCGACCCGGAAGACCTCGGGATCTCGACAACGTCCCGGACCTACCAGAACGCCGTCGACCGGCGGAAGGACCGCATCAACGACGTCCTCGCCGTCTACATGCTGGCCATCACCGGGCGGCTGTCGATGAACGACGTGACGAAGCGCGGGTATCAGGTCGCGTTCGACCTGACGGACTACCTGAAGGCCGACCCGATGACGCTCGCGAACGTCGAGGAGAAGCACCTCGCGATGGGCACGATCACCCGCGAGGAGATCCGGCGCGAGCAGAGCCGGCCGCCGATGGTGGGTCCGGCCGCGCCGACCGCGCCGGAGGCGCCGGCGACCGACCAGCAGCAGACGGAGGCAGGGATGGGTGAGGTTCGGCCGCTGCGGCGGGCCACGTTCGGGGCGGCTGCCCCGGCGGCCGCCACCGACCGGCGGGTGACGTTCACCGTGCCGGCCGGGCGCGCGGAGTTCCGCGTCGACTTGGAGGCGCGCACGATCACGGGTCTGGCGGTCCCGTTCGGTGAGGTGACGTCCGACTGGCGGCGGATCGTGTTCGCGCCGGGGTCGATCGAGGCGTCGGACGTCACGGAACCGGTGTTCATGGATCACATGGGCGTGCCGGTGGGCCGCGTGCAGAACGTGTCCGAGGACCCGGAGGTGGGGCAGTTCGCGGAGCTGCGGATCAGCCGTACGCAGGCCGGCGACGAAGCGCTGGTCCTCGCGGACGATCGCGCCATCACGGGCCTGTCGGTGGGCGTGGACATCCACCGATACGAGATCGACGAGGAAGCCGACACGATCACCGTGACGTCGGCGACTCGCCGCGAAATCAGTCTGACGCCGTTCCCGGCGTTCCAGTCCGCCCGGATCGATGAGGTCCGGCTCAACCAGCAGAGAGGAACCACCCAGATGGAGCCGTGCACGACGTGCGGGCAGGTTCACGCGGCGGGCACGGCGTGCCCGACGGCGCCGGCCGCTCCCGCCCCGACCCCGCCAGAGACGGGCGGGCAGCCCGTCCAGCAGCCTCCGGCCGCGCCCGCTGCTCCGGCCGCGGCGCCGCCGGCGCAGCAGCACCAGGCCGGTTCCCCCGATGACTTCCGGGCGATGGCGGCCGCGTTCATGGCCGAGGCGTTCGCCCGGCAGGCCGCGGCCGCGACCGGGCAGGCCGTCGCCTCGCACGTGAACGGCGGGACCGGCCCGGAGCCGGTGAACCCGCGGCAGCCCGGCACCGCGCCGCTGTCCACGGCGACGCTGTCGGTCCGTGAGCCGGTCGCGTACCGGTTCGACCGGGGCGGCAACTTCACCGCCGACCCGCACCGCGGTGACCACATCTTCACCGCCGACCTGCTGGCCATGGCCCGCGCGAACGACACCGAGGGCCGCAACACCGACGCCGGCCGCCGCGTCATGGGCCTGATCCAGGAGCAGTTCGCCGACGTGTCCACGGACGACGTCGACGAGCTCAATCCGGTCATCAACCAGCCGAGCCGGTACGTCGACCAGCAGGACTACCGGCGGACGCCGCTGTGGGACCTGGTCAACAAGGGCGGGCTCCCGAACGGCGTCCAGCCGTTCAGCTTCCCGAAGTTCGCGTCCGCGTCCGGTCTCGTCGGCGACCACACGCAGGCCGCCGAGCCGGCGTCCGGCACGTTCGTCACCACGGCGCAGACGATCACGCCGACCGCCGTGTCGGGCAAGGCGTCCCTGACCCGCGAGGTCTGGGACATGGGCGGCAACCCGCAGACGTCGACGCTGGTCTGGCGTCAGATGGTCCGCAGCTGGCGGGAGGCGCTCGAGGCGGCGACGGCGACGTTCCTCGGGACGCTCACCGCGGCGACGGACATCAACCTCGGTGTCGCGATCGTGGACGGCGCGTTGGCGGCCGCGTGGGACACCGCGCTCGCTCAGTTGCAGTTCGTCCGCGGGTACGACTTCAGCGCGTTCGCGGTGGAGCAGTTCCTGTTCCTGGCGTTCGTGAACGCGAAGGACACGACCGGCCGGAAGCTGTTCCCGATCATCAACCCGACGAACGCGAACGGCACCGCGGTCACCCGGTTCCGGACGCTCGACCTGTCCGGCGTCGAGGCGGTCCCGGCGTGGGCGCTGCCGGGCACGACGGGCCTGCCGAACAACTCGTGGTTGTTCGACCCGATGTTCGTGCACGGGTGGGCGACCCCGCCGCAGCGGCTCGAGTTCCCCGGCACGTCCGGCACCGCGTACGCGCCGGTCGCGATGGTCGACATCGGTCTGTGGGGATACAAGGCGTTCGCGAACTCCGACATCGCCGCGGTCCGTCAGGTCATCTACGACAACACCTGATCGGCGAGCTGGCCTCCTCCCCGCGCGCCGCCGCGCGCGGGGGGGAGGCCGCACCGGTTCGGCATCATCCGGAGCGCGAGAGAGGGCGCCGACGTGGCGGACTTCGTTTTCAACATCGCCAAGGGGCGAGTGCACTACTACGCGTCGCTTCCGCTGACCAACGACGCGCTGATCCTGGTCCCGTTGATGTCGACCGGCATCGTCGCCGACGCGACGCTGAAGGATTACGACGACCTCGCGGCGCTGCTCGCCGGCGCGACGGACGAGCAGACGACGATGGGCCGTAAGACGCTCGCGAGCGTGACGGCGACCGTCGACGACACGGGCGACACGGCGTCCTGCGACTTCGCGGACGTGACGTGGACGGCGGCGACCGGGTCCGCGGTGGCCAAGCTGATCGTCTGCTACGACAACGACACGACGTCCGGGACCGACTCCAACATCATCCCGCTGACCGCGCATGACTTCGCGCTGACGCCCGACGGGTCCGACGTGATCGTGCAGGTCGACGCGCTCGGGTTCTACACGGCGAGCTGACGTGACCAGGTACAGCGCCGCCGGTTCCCGCGCCGGCATCAACACGGCCAACAGCGCGATGTTCCAGATCCGGAACACGGGCACCGCTCACCGGATCTTCATCGTCGAGTTGGGCATCAACATCGCGGTCGCGCCGACGACGGCGCCGGCGTTCTACGTGTCCCGGTCGAGCGCGGTCGGGACCAACTCGGCGACGCTGGCCGGGCAGGCGAACGACCCGGGCGAGCCGTCCGCGGTCGGCACGCTCGACACCACGTGGTCGGTGAACCCGACGTTCTCGACGACGGCGTTCCTGCGGTACGGCGGCCTCGCCGTCACGGCCGGCGGGATGCTGATCTGGACGTTCTACGACGAACCGCTCGTGGTGAAGGCGTCGACGTCGGAAGGCATCGTCATCGCGAACGCGAACGCGGCCGGCGCGACGCTCGGCACCTTCACCGCCTACGCGACATGGGATGAGTGACGATGCCTGACACACATGAGTGGGCGCAGACGCCGGTGCAGGACGCGCGGCCGGGCGAGCCGGACCATTGGGTCGGCACGTGCCGGTGCGGCGACGGGTGGGCGGCGGGCAGCGAGGCGGAGCTCCGCGCAGCGTTCGACGCGCACCGCTGACGCGCGGCCGCAGCTGGGCTGACGCATGACTGCCGCCGCGCCGACCCTGGTCGCCTACGTCGAGTCGACGTGGACGGGGCAGGGGACCAACAAGTCGGCCGCCGCGGTGTCGTGGCAGGCCGGCGACCTGGTCGTGGTGCTGAGTCTGACCGAGGACGCGATCACGACGGTCAGCGTGGCGAATCAGCTGGGCCTGACGTTCACCGCCGGCGGGCTGGTCGGCACCTCCGCGGCGACGTGCGGGGCGGGGTCCTGGTCGGCGGTGGCGTCGTCGAATCAGAGCAGCGTCACCGTAGCGGCGACGGCGTCCGACGGGACGCACAGCTGGGGCATCGGCGTGTGGGTGTTCCGGGACCACAACGGGATCGGGAACCGCGCGACCGACATCACGACCGCGAAGACGGTCAGCCTGACGCGGGTCGACGCGCATTCCCGTGTCGTCGGCGTCCAGGGCGACTACGCGGCGGCCGCGACGACGGGGTACAGCTTCACCCCGGCCGTCGGCACCGACCGGCAGCACGTCGCCGACTCCGGCCGGTACACGGCGTACGTCGCCGACTGGGGCGACCAGGGCAACGCCGGCGCGACGTCGTACGGGACGACCGGGCAGACGTCGACGGGCACGTACGCGAAGCTCGCGCTTGAGATCCGGGGAGCGGACCCGTCCGGGTCGGACACGTACGGGCGGCCGCGCCGGCACAAGGGCCGGCGGATGGCGTCCTCGCGGGTCGCGATGGCCGCCGGGTCGGTGGCCACCCTGTCGGGCGGGTTGTCGTCGCTGGGCCGCACGACGGCGCCGCGGCGGCCGCTCGACCCGGTGACGGCGTACCGGTCGCGGGTCATCATGCCGCCGGACGCCGGTGTGACCGGGCCGTCTCCGACGCCGCTGAACCGTGCGCTCGAGACGGACACCGCCCGGCCGATGACGCGGACGAAGGTCCGCACGCTGGGCCGCGTCGTCGAGACGGACACCGCCCGCCCGCTGACCGTCGTCCGCCGCCGGACGATCGCGATCGGGCGGGCGCTCGAGACCGACACGCCCCGGCCGCTCGCCCACGTCAAGGCGCGCACCCTGGCCCGGGCGACGGAGACGGACACCGCCCGGGCGTTCGTCCGCCGGAAGGTCCGCGCCATGGGCCGGGCGCTCGAGGCGGACGCCGCGCGGGCGTTCACGTTCCTCCGTCAGCGGCGGATCGCGCTCGCCCGTGCGCTCGAGACGGACACGGCGCGGGCGTTCACCAGGGCGAAGCGTCGGGCGCTGGGCCGGCCGGTCGAGACGGACACGGCGCGCCCGTTCGTGCGGCGGAAGGTCCGCGTCCTGGGGCGGGTCGTCGAGACCGACACGGCGCGGCCGCTGACGACCGCCGGGAAGACGCGCATCAACATCGGGCGGGCGCTCGAGACGGACACCGCGCGGCCGCTGGTGCGGGTGAAGCGGCGCACCCTCGGCCGCGTGGTGGAGACCGACACGGCGCGGCCGCTGCGGGTCGTCCACGTGCGGCCGCTCGGCCGGGTCGTCGAGACGGACACCCCGCGGACGCTGCGGGTCGTGAAACGGCGGCCGCTCGCCCGGGCGCTCGAGGTGGACACGCCGCGGGCGCTGCGGCGGGTGAAGTCGCGGCCGCTGGGCCGGGCCGGGGAGCTCGACACCGCGCGGCCGCTGGGCCGCGGCCGCCGGTACCCGCTCGGCCGGGCGTCCGAGACCGACACGGCGCGGCCCATGTCCCGGCGCATCGCCGGTGTCATCCCGATCCTGCGCGTCCTCGAGACCGACACGGCGCGGCCGTTCACGTGGTGGAAGCTCACCTCCCGCGGCTGGGTCGGGCAGCCCGGCCGGGCTCCGGCGGCCGCGGTCGTCGAGGCGTCGCGGCGGGAGTCGACGCGCGCGGCTCCGCGTGGTCCGCAGTCGACAAGCGCGGGGACGAGACGATCAGGCGTGACGACAGGACGGAGGGGCACGCGGTGAGCGACAACACGTACGAGCTCGGACAGGTGGTGCCGCTGCGGTTCGAGGTCCGGGACGTCGACACGGGTGAGCTGGTCGACCCGACCGCGTGGACGCTGAAGGTAGCGACGCCGTCCGGGTCGCTCGACGACATCAGCGCCGGCGTCATCCACACCGACGCGGGCGTGTTCGACGCCGATTACGTGCCGCTGGTCGCTGGCCCGTTCGTGGCGGTGTTCGCGGCGACCGGGGAGCACGCGGGCACGTCGACGGACAACTGGATCGTCCAGGCCACCTCGGCGTCCCTGGCGAACATCACGATCGCGCAGCTGCGGGCGTACCTGAAGGAGCCGTCCGAGGACGACGCGACGCTGTTGGACGCGCTCGAGGCGGAGCGCGCGGCGCAGGCACGCAAGTGCCGGATCGACCCGTACACCCCGGACCTTCGGCAGGCGCTGATGCGGCGGGTCGCCCGGAACCTCGCGGCCCGGTCGGTGCCGATCGCGTCGTTCAACACGTTCGAGGGCGGCGCGACGACGACCCGGGTCCCGCAGACGGACCCGGAGATCCAGCGGTTCGAAGGCCCGTACCGGCGTCGGCGGGTGGGCTGATGGCCACGCTCGCGCAGCTGCGGGACGCGCTCGCCGCGGAGCTGTCCGCGGTGACGTTCGCCGAGTTCACCATCTCGGCGCGGCCCACGACAGCGAACCCGCGGCCCGGCGGCGGGTACGTCAACCTGGGGCCGCTCACACCGGCGGGGTACGGGCATGTCGCCGCGTCCCTCACCGTCATCATCTTCCTCGGCACCGACATCGGACAGGCGAACGAACGGTACGAGGAATGGGGCCCGGCGACGGTCCTGGCGTTGGCTCACAGTGAGCTCGCGCTCGGGTCGATCGAAGTCGCCCCGGAAGCGCTGACCGTCGCGACGACGAACAGCAGCGTCTACGCAATGACCGTGCAACTGAGTGTGGAGGTGGACTAGATGCCGGAGCTCGGCACAAGGCGTCTGCGACTGTTCGTCAGCGGGACAGAGATGACGTCGGAGATCAGCACGTGCCGCATCACGACGGGCGAGTCGGATTCCGACTTCGTGTCGTTCGCGGAGGCGGCGGCCGGTGGCGCGCGGGAGTACTCCCTCGCGCTCACCCTCAAGCAGAACACGGCCACGTCGGCGCTGTGGTACCTGATTTGGGGGTCGGCCGGCACCGACGTCCCGGTCGAGGTGTGGCCGAACGGCCAGAACACCGTCAGCCCGACGACCGCGACCACGACGTACCCGAAGTTCACGGGCACCGTTACGATCACGGAGCCGGACGGCGACATGATCGGAGGGGACGCCGACCAGTCCCCGACGGCGCGGTTCACGACCGAAGTCGAGTGGAAGTTCCTCGCCAAGCCGACGCTCGTCACCACGTAGCCGAGGCGAGCAGCGGTGTACGTCTCGACGCGGGTCGAAGGCCTGAATCAGCTTGTCCGCGGGCTGACCCAGGCGGGCGTCGCCGTCGAGGACCTGAAAGGGGCGTTCGGCACGATCGCCAAGCGGGGAGCGGGCTACGCGAGCGGGTTCGCTCCCCGCCGGTCGGGTCGGATGGCGGGGAGCGTCCGAGGCAACAAGGCGAAGAACAAGGCCGTCATCACCGTCGGCGGGGCGCGGGTGTCGTACGCGGGCCCGCAGAACTTCGGGTGGCCGGCGCGCGGGATCCCGGCGGCTGGGTTCATGCAACGCGCGGACGCGAAGATAACGCCGGAAGCACCGGGGCTCATCGAGGATGAGCTAGGGGACATTCTGCGACGAGAGGGTCTGGCATGAGCGAGGCGAAGGCAGCAGCAGCACGGCGGCGCGGCGACGGGGTCGAGGTGACGCCGGTCCCGGCGCCGGACTACGGGACGCCGGACGGCGGCGCGGCGGCGGCCGCGGAACCGGCGGTGCCGGCCGCCGGCGTCCCGGCGGCGTTGCTGGGCGCCGCCATGGGCGAGCGGCCGCGGATCCGTGACTTCATCGGCAGCTTCACCGGGTGGGACGAAGTCGCCATCGCGAACACGTTCCGCCGCGACTTCGGTGACCTGCCGTCGGGGATGACCGGCCGCGCCGCGGTGTTCGTGCTGCTGCGCCGGCGCGACGGGCTGAAGGACGGCGAGGCGTTCAAAGCCGCGATGGACATGACGCTGAAGGAGACGAACGACCTGTTCGCGCCGATGGCGGACGTCGAGCTGCCCGACGACGAGGAGGGGTCGGAGGGAAAAGGCTAGACGCCGACCCGGGGCTCGAGCTGGACCGGCAGTTCGCGAACCTGGTCGTCGGGACGGGCCTGGCGTACACGTTCGCCGAGTTCCTCAACCTGACCCGGCGTCAACGCAGTCTGATCGTCAAGGAAGCGAACGCGAGCCGCGGAAGGTAGGTGGACCCGGTGGGTGCAACCGTTCGGATCGCGCTGGTCGCGGACGGCGCGGCCGGCGTCCGGCGTGACTTCGGGCAGGTCGGCGACGCCGGGAAGGAAGCCGGGCGGGACCTCGAGCGGGCCTTCGACGGCAGCCGCGGGCAGTTCGACAAGGTCGCGGCGGAGGCGAAGAAGGCCGGCCGGGAGGTCGGCGACGCGTTCGACGGCAGCGGCGCCAAGGCGTCGTCGCAGTTCGAGCAGATCGGCGACAGCGCGAAGCGCGGGCTCGGCAAGATCGGCGGGTTCGCGAAGGAAGCCGGTGGGGCGCTGCTCGCCGGGCTCGGGATCGGCGTCGGGCTCGACATCGGGCAGCGGCTCGCGGACGGCATCACCGGCGCGCTCGAGAAAGCCGACATCCGGGCGAAGCTCGCCGTGCAGCTGGGCGCCGAGGGGAAGGAAGCGGGCAACCTCGGCCGGGTCGCGGGGAAGGTCTACGCCGAGAACTTCGGCGACTCGCTCGGCGAGGCGGCGCAGGCGGTCAAGCGGACCATCCAGGACATCGGCGACGTGGGTGCGTCCGAGGACGGTCTCAAGCGGTTGTCGGAGCTCGCGCTCAACACGGCGCACGTCTTCGACCAGGACCTGGGCGGCGTGACGCGCGCCGTCGGGCAGCTGCTGCGGACGGGGCTGGTGAAGGACGCCCAGGAAGGGTTCGACGTCCTGACGGCCGGGTTCCAGGCCGGCAACGACAAGGCCGACGACCTGCTGGACACGCTCAACGAGTATGGGACGCAGTTCCGGAAGCTGGGCCTGTCCGGGCAGACCGCGATGGGCATCATCACCCAGGGGCTGCAGGCGGGCGCCCGGGACGCCGACATCGTCGCCGACGCGATCAAGGAGTTCGCGATCCGGGCGGTCGACGGGTCGAAGCTGACCGCCGACGGGTTCAAAGCGCTTGGCCTCAACGCGAAGGACATGGCCGACAAGATCGGACAGGGCGGCAGCACGGCGCAGGCGGCGCTGCAGCTGGTCCTTGACAAGCTGCGCGGCATCGAGGACCCGGTGAAGCGGTCCCAGGCCGCTATCGCGCTGTTCGGGACCCAGGCGGAAGACCTCGGGGACGCGCTGTTCGCGATCGACCCGGCGCACGCCGTCGACTCTCTCGGGCAGGTGGCCGGGGCGGCGCAGCGGGCCGCGGACACCATCGGCGGGACGCCGCTGCAGAAGATCGAGGGCATGAAGCGGGCTCTTCAAGGGTGGGTGACGACGGAGCTGACGAACGCGTTCACCGCCGTCGAGGGCGCGGTGAAGCGGGTCCCGCCGTCGGTGTGGGACAGCATCAAGTCGAGCATCGAGAACCTGAAGGGCGCCGTGGGTGGCGCGTTCGGGGCGTGGCTGTCGTACGCGCAGGCGATGACCGGGACGACGTCCGGTACCGGGCTGCTGCTGCGGTCCCTGCAGCTGGTGCAGGGCGGGATCGACCTGTTGTCCGTCGGGCTGCACGGCGCGGAAGCGGCGTACTTCGGGATCACGTCCGCGATCAACACCGCTATCGCCGCGTGGAAGCTGATGACCGGCGACCTCGACGGCGCGAAAGCGGCGTGGGACCGGTCGAAGGACGCCGCTAACCGCGCATCGCAGGCGATCCAGTCGCAGAAGAACGACGTGTCGAACCTGCAGAAGAACTGGCAGACGAGCGCCGCGGCGATCGAGAAGAACAACCGCGACGTCGCGGCCGCGGCCGTCGTGTCGGGGAACACGGTGAAGGGCGCACACGTGCCGGTCACCGCGGCCGTCGCCGGCGCGTATGCGGGCATGGCGGCCGGGGCGAGCAAGTCGAACGCGTCCGTCGGGACGTCGGCGCAGGCGGCCGGCTCCACGACGTCGCGGGCGTACTCCTCGGCGAACTCGCAGTCGTCGGCGTCGCTGGCGGCGATCGGGCGGGCCGGGCAGACGTCCGCGTCGACGGCGTCGGCGGCGCACGCGAAGGCCGCGAGCGAGAGCGTGTCGCGGTGGTCGGCGGCGAAGAGCGGGATCGCCGGGGTGTTCGCCGGCGCCGGCGGCATCCTGGTGGGCGCCGGCGCGTCCATCATGTCCGGGCTGTACTCCGGGCTGGTGTCGGTGTGGAACAACACCGTCCTCCCGTGGCTGCGGTCGCGTGCCGCGGCGATCGCGAACGCGAAGGGCCCGCCCCGCGTTGACCGGAAGATCCTGATCCCGGCCGGTCTCAACATCATGCAAGGGTTGAAGGAGGCGCTCGAATCGCGGTACGCGGCGGTCCGCTCGTCGCTGCAGGGGTTCACCCGGACGCTGGCGAGCGCCGACACCTTCGACGGGACGTTCGCGATGCCGTCGATCGCCGTCGACACGCCGGTCGGTGGGGCGGCCGCGGCGTCCAGGACGTCGACGACCGTCCTCGAGCTGCGCTCGTCCGGGTCGCGGGTTGACGACCTGCTGCTCGAGCTGCTCCGCGGGGCTGTCCGGTCCCGCGGTGGGGATGTGCAACTGGTCCTGGGCCGATGAGGCCCGGGGCCGGCGCACGATACGGAGGGGTCCGGTATGGCGTTCCCGCGTGACGCGCTCCCGATGGGTACGGAGCTGCTCATCGGTGACCAGGTCATCGACATTTCGGCGGACGTGAACGGCAAGCGGTCGCCGGCGATCAGCGTGCAGCGCGGCCGCTCGAGCGAGGCGCAGTCCGTCGACCCCACCGAAGTGGGGATGGAGCTGCGGAACTTCGACGGCCGGTACTCGCCGCGGAACCCGCGGTCGGCGCTGTTCGGGCAGATCGGGCGGAACACGCCGATCCGGACGTGGGTCGAGCTGGGGCAGTCCCGGCTTGTCCAGGACGCCCCGGAGGACATGTTCGCGGCCGCGTCGACGCCGGCGGTGAACCTGGTCGGCAGCATGACGCTGACCGTCGATTCGAAGCCGGAGTCGTGGCGGCCGGTCGACCCGACGTGGCTGGGGATGGCCAAGAGCGGGCAGTTCGGGCTGTTCGTGATGCCGTCCGGTCAGCTGGGTTTCGCGTGGTCCGAGGACGGCGCGGAGTACATCCTTGTCACCTCGGCCGTGCAGCTGCCCGACGCGATCGTCGGGCGGAAGACCGTCCGGGCGGAGTTCCTCGCCGACGACGGCAACGGCAACAGCGTCCTGACGTTCTCCTACGCGACCGGCAAGTGGGACGGCTCGACCGTCTTCATCCAGCTGGGGAACCCGGTCGTCCACCCGGGCGTCGCGCAGATCCTCGCCGGTGACGGCGGGCTGGTGACGTTCACGAACGCGCCGTCGGAGCTGTTCCGGGTCGAGCTCGCGTCCGGTGTCGGTGGCGGCGCGACACCGGTCGCCGGCGTCACGTGGACCGACCACGACACGCGGCAGGCATCCATCACCGACCCCTACGGCAACGTGTGGGTCGCGCAGGCCGCAGGCACCGTCTGGAACCGGCACTACCGGCACCGCACCGAGGTGACGGAGTGGCCGCAGAAGTGGGGGACGAAGGGCGCGCCGACGTCGTTCGCTCCGATCAAGGCGCACGGCGTGATGCGCCGGCTCGGGCAGGGCCGCTCCCCGGTGGAGTCGACGTTGCGCCGCGGCTGCCGGTCGCTCGGGTCGAACCTGGTCGCGTACTGGCCGTTCGAGGACTCCGCCGACGCCACGCAGCTGGCCGTGCTGGTCGGCACGTACCCGGGGATCGTCATGCCCGGGTACGACAACAACGACGGGCACCAGACGCCGCCGAAGATGGCCGCGTACGACGGGTTCGTCGCGTCGAACGCGCTCCCCACGATCGGCACCGCGCGGATCTCGTGCCCGGTCCCGCCGTACGTGAACACGTCCGAGGCGCAGGTCCGGTGGCTGCAGAAGTGGCCGTCCGGCAACACCGCGGTGACCCCCGGCGTCGTCATCATGCGGATCCGGATGAGCGGCACGATCGGGTGGATCGACGTCGTGTCCGAGGTCGACTCCGGCGTGATGCTGAAGACGTACCGGAACACCGGGTCGGTCGCGTTGCCGTCGACGATCCTGAAGCCGGTCCCGATGGACTCCCGGATCCGGTGGTCGGTCGAGGCGCAGCAGTCGGGCACCTCGGCCATCGTGCGGCTGGTGCAGCTCATCGAGGGCGCGCCGTCCGGGCTCTTCGTCCAGGACACGATCCCGAACATCTCCGTCGGGTCGGTCACGTCGATCGACATCAACCCGGACACCCACGACTGGGGCGACACGGTGTTCGGGCACCTGACCGTCGAGAAGACGGTTACGTCGATCTTCGACCTGTCGACGCAGTTCAACGCGTACTGGGGCGAGCGGGCGGACACCCGCGCGAAGCGGCTCGCGGCCGAGAACGACGTCCCGCTGGACATCATCGGGACCGGCGGCGGCTGCGAGCGGATGGGGCACCAGCGGCCGGGCGAGCTGCTGTCGCTGCTGCGGGACGCGGCGGACTCCGAAACAGGGACGCTGTTCGAGCCGCGCGACGCGCCCGGGCTGCGGTTCCGGACGCTCGAGGCGGTCGTTGCGCAGGACCCCGTCCGGATCGTCTACACCGACAATCTGCTCGACCCGTTCGAGCCGGTCGACGACGATCAGGCGACCCGCAACCGCGTCGAGGTGCAGCGAGCCGGCGGCGGGTCCGCGCTCGTCGAGGACCGGACGTCCGCGCTGTCGGTCCTGCCACCCGAGGACGGCGGCGTCGGGATCTACGACACGTCGAAGACGCTGTCCCTGGCCACCGACATGGCGGCCCGGCAGCAGGCCGGGTGGCTGGTGCACCTGGGGACCGTCGACGAGGCGCGGTGGCCGCGGATCGGGCTCGACCTGGCGCACCCGTACTTCCTCGAGCGGCCGGCACTGACGCGGGAGCTGCTGTCGCTGGACATCGGCGACCGGCTCGAGGTGTCGAACCTGCCGCCGTGGCTGCCGCCGTTCCCGGCCGACGTCATCGTGCAGGGCATCAAGGACGACATCTCGCCGCAGTCGCTGCGCCTCGAGTTCAGCTGCACACCGGCGCGGCCGTACGAAGTCGGGTCGTGGGTGGAGTCGGGCTACCGGCTCGACACGGTCACGACGACGCTGCCGCCGGCGACGTTGATGACGGACGACTACTCCGACCCGTCCGCAGGCGGGACCACGACGACGCTCGCCACCATCACGGCGCGGACGGCGACGAGCTCGGAGAGCGCGTCCGCGACGACGGTGACGGCGACCCGCCCATCGGACCGGGTCGCCGGCGACTACCACTGGGCGGTGTTCGCGATCCAGGGCACGCCCGGGCAGATCACCGGGCCGGGCGCGCCGTGGTCGACGGTCCTCGCGCCGACCGACAACGGCGCCGGCGAGGTCCTCGCGATCTATGAGGCGTTCAGCCCGTCGTCGGACGCCGTCATCTCGACGTCCGCGGCCGCGAACCGTGTCACCGCGTTCGGGATGGCGTGGGGCGGCGTCGACACCGGCACGCCGCGGGACGCGACCGGCACCGTCGCGACGGCGACGGCGACGAGCGTGGTCGCCGGGCAGGTCACCACGGCCACGGCGGGCGCCGTGCTGCTGTCCGTCGCGCAGGGCGACACGTCGTCCCGCACCTGGGCGGTCCCGGGCGGCATGACGACGGTGAAGAGCTACAGCGCGGCGAGCTCCGGCCGGGCGCTGATCCTCGCGTCGGAGGCACGGCCGACGATCGGCGCGACCGGGAGCCGGACGTGGGCGTTCAGCCCGTCCGCGTCGCTGGCGATGGCCGCCATCAACGTGGCGCTCCGGCCGGCGACCATCACCACCGGGTCGACGCCGGTCACCACGGCGAACGCGAACAGCTCCAACAGCGCGTCCGGCAGCTCGACGACGACGGTCACGAAGCCGACCGGGACGGTGTCCGGGGATCTGCTCGTCGCGATCACGTTCTCCGACAGCGACGGGACGTGGCTGACGGCGCCGGCGGGGTTCACGCAGCAGGGGGCCAACGGGTCGAGCGCGGCCGGGTACGGGCGCGTCTTCACCAAGGCCGCCGGGGGCAGCGAGCCGGCGAACTACACGTTCACCGGCGTCGTCGGGTCCGCGAAGTTCTGCCACATGATCCGGGTCCCGAACGGGGCAACCCTCGACGTCACGCCGGTCTGGTCCGGGAACACGTCGAACACCACGACGCACACCGCCCCGTCGGTCACCCCGACCCGCGACAACGAACTCCTGATCTGCGCGACCATGGCCATCGTCGGATCCGGCGCCGGCAACACGTGGACGCCGCCGTCCGGGATGACGGAGCTGACCGACCAGGAGTCGAACTCGGGGTACGCGTCGACGTCGGCGGCGTTCCTCGCCCGGGGCGCGTCGACCGCCGGCGTCGCGACCGGGACGAAGACGTTCACCGGCTCGCACGCGTCGATCAACACGATGGGGGACCTGTCGGTGTCCCTGGTCGTGGCCGGTTCGGCGGGCGGCACCCTCGACCCGAACATCTGGAACACGACGAAGTGGTCCGCCGGTCTCTCGAGCTCGACCGGCGCGGCCGCGGTGGCGTCCGGGGTCGGGGAGCTGCGGTCCGGGTGGACGGCGCCGTCCGGCGGCCCGACCGGCGACCAGATGTCGCGCCGCGCGACCGCCATCAACGCCGCGAACGTGTCCGCGAAGTTCGACCTCAAGCTCTCGGAGGAGGCCTACCCGCTGTGGTTCCTCCGGGCGAACCGGACCGACCTCGACCGGGACCTGGTCACCGCGTACTACCTCGCGCCCGATTGGATGGGCACCGGCGTCGCGATCGGGAAGAGCGTCGCCGGCACCCGGACGGCGGTCGCGACCATCGGGTCGTTCCTGCCGTCCCTGGGCGATAACTATTCGTTCCGGTTCGAGGCCGTCACCGAGGGCACGAACGTCCGTGTCCGGGCCCGCGTGTGGCTGGCCGGCACGACGGAGCCGTCGACGTGGGACGCGCAGTTCGTCGACACGACCTCGCCGATCACCGCGGCGGGCTACTGCGGCCCGAACATCTCGAGCCGCGGCCCGGCCGCCGGCACCAACAAGAGCGCATTCTTCGACAACGTGGCCATCCGGGAGAGCGTCGGCGCGTCCTCGAGCGTCATCACCCGCGTCCCCGTCCCGGCCGGCCCGTCGCCGTGGCGGTGGGCGTCGGATCACACGTTCGTGAAGACGGACCTCACGGGGTCGGCGACGTCCCTGGTCGTCGACGTCCAGGCGGGCCCGAAGTGGACGACGACGGCCGGTGACCTGCCGCTGACGATCCGGGTCGCCGGCGAGGACATGACGGTGACGGCGGTCGTCGACGGCGCGGGGACGGAACAGACGTTCACCGTCGTCCGGGCGGTGAACGGGATCGTCAAGTCGCACACGGCGGGGACGAAGGTCGAGCTCGCGAACCCGGCGTATCTGATCGCGCGGCCGGAAGGCGGGGCGCAGTTCTCGCCGCCCCCGACCGGCGGTGGCGGCGGTGGCGGCGGGACGCCGGGCGGCGGGACCGGCGGCGGCGGCACGGGCGGCGGGGGGACCCCGACCACCGTCAAGATCGGGGCAGCCACGTACCCGCTGTCGGGCATCAACCCCACGGCGGAGACGAACCCGGCCGGCGCGCCGTACCCGGGCGCTCGCGGCCCGGACCAGCTGGTCATCTACCGCGACCCCGTGACGGTCACGGTGACGAACGAGTGGGGCGTCGAGGTCCAGGTCGACTCGACCGGGCACGTCACCGGCGTGAACGACCGGATGGGCACCGGCGGCGGCACGTCGACGCCCGGGTCGTTCACCGCGTCGCCGGTCATCGAGACGCAGGAGTTCCCGTCGGGGTCCGGGGACATCGCCGACGACTCCGCGATCTGGCGGAACCCGTCCGACCCGTCCCAGTCGTGGATCCTGGCGGACGACAAGGCCGACAGCGGCGGCGGGATCGCGTCGTACGACCTGACCGGCACCCGGCGGCAGTTCCTCGCCGCCGGGAAGATCGGGAACATCGACGTCCGGGACGTCACGCTGAACGGGTCCCCGGTGGTCCTGGTCGGCGTGAACAACCGCACCGACGACACGGCGCGTTTCTACACGCTGAACACCTCGACGGGCGCGTTGACGGCGTGCGGGTCGTTCTCGACCCTGTCCCCGAACTACGGGTTCACGTTCGGGAAGAACCCGGCCACGGGGAAGCTGTACGCGCTGATCTCCGACAACAACACCTCCGGGACGGGGCAGGTCCAGCAGTACGAGCTGAACCTCACCGGCGCGTCCGTCACCGGCACCCTGGTCCGGACGCTGACCGTCGGGTCCCTCACCGAAGGCATGGCCTGCGACGACACGACGGGCCGGGTGTACGTCGGGGAGGAAGACGTCGGGCTGTGGCGGTACAGCATCGACCCGGCCGTCTCGACGCGGACGAGCGTCGACAACGTCAGCGGGCACCTGGTCGCCGACGTCGAGGGGATCAGCGTCGCCCGGAACCCGGCGACCGGCACCGGGCAGGTCATCGTCTCGTCGCAGGGCAACAGCACCATCCACGTGTACGACGCCGACACGAACGCCTATCAGGGGGTGTTCACGGTCGGCGCCAACGGCACCATCGACGCCGTCACCGAGACGGACGGCGTGTCGCACGTGCACGGGTCGCTGAACGCCACGTTCCCGGCCGGGCTGATCGTCGTGCACGACTCGACGAACAGCGGCGGCACGATGTCGAACCTGAAGTTCGTCCGGCTCGACCAGGTGTTGACCGGGCTCGGGGCGGTGTCCTCGGGGCCGGGTGGGACGGCGGTCCCGGCCGACGGGTACGTCCTGTCGGGGCACGGCGCGGCGTACGACTGGCTCATCGCGAACGCGACGATCGGGGCGCTGGTGGAGCTCACCGGCGCGACCGGCGGCGGGACCGGTGGCACCGGGGGCGGGACGGGCACCGCCCGGCGGTCGACGCTGCCGTGGGACCTCGGCGTGTTCGGCAACCTCGACGGCGCGGCCGCGACAGCCAAGGTCGCCAACTTCGCCGCGATGGCCGGGGTCGCCCTCGACTACGTCGACGCTCACCCCGACTGGGCCGGGCTCGACACGAACGACTGGTGGTACGCCCCGCACATCGGCCGCGGCTACAACATCCAGGTCTCCTGCGATCTCTACAACCTGCCGACGCAGGCGATCACCGCGGACAACACGGCGAAATTCACGGCCATGGCGACGCGGCTGCGGGACGCCGGGTGGAACGCGCCGTACATCCGGATGGGCGTCGAGTTCAACCTCAACAACGACACCCGGGCGACCGACGCGAACGCCGCGACGTGGATCGCGAGGTGGCAGGCCAACGTCAACGCGATCCGGGCGGTGCTGCCGGCCGCCCGGTTCGTGCTGTCGATGAACGAAGGCAACCCGCAGAGCTGCTCGCAGTCGACCGTCGACAACATCGTCAACACGCTCTGCGCGTCGGGGCACGTGACGCACCTCGGCCCGGACTACTACGACCAGTGGGAGCCGATCCGCACCCTGTCGGACGCGACGGCGCGGTTCGGGACCAGCTCGACGCCGGGCACCATGAACTATTGGCTCGCCCGGGCGAAGGCGCTCGGCGTGAAGCTCTCGATCCCCGAGTGGGGTGTCTCGTCCGGGTCGCAGTGGGCCGGGCACACCGGCGGCGACAACCCGTTCTACATCAACTATGTGCTCGACTGGTGCAAGGCGAACGCCGACACCGTCACCGCGCTGTCCTACTTCGAGGAGCCGGCGTCGTACCTGCGGTCGGACATCACGACCACGGCGACGAACCCGAACGCCCGGGCCGCGTTCCAGGCGAAGATGACCCAGTACAAGGGCACCACGGCGCCCGGGTCGGGTGGCGGCACCACGGACCCGGGGACGTCGACGGGTGTTACGTGGCCGATCCGGATCGCCGCGAACCGCCGGTATCTCGAGGACTCCGCGGGGAAGCCGTTCTTCGTCTGCGCGGACACCGGGTGGACGGCGTTCTCTGCGCTGCTCGAGGTGGACGCGCAGCGGTACGTCGACACGAAGGCCGCGCAGGGGTTCAACACCATCCTGTGCATGTGCACCGACTGGCAGCGGAACGGGACGCCCGCGCCGGCCGCCGGGTACGCGTTCAACAGCTCCGGGTCGGACATCACGTCGCCGATCGCGTCGTACTGGGACCGGTTCGACCGGCTGCTGGACTACGCGAAGGCCAAGGGGATGCTCATCTTCGTCGGCGTGCTCCCGCTGTCGGACAACTCCGCGAACAACTCCAACAGCCCGGGTAATACGGCGATGGCCACGTACGCGACGTGGCTGGCGAACCGGTGGAAGGACAAGGGAAACATCATCTACTTCATGGGCGGCGACGCCCAGTACGAAGTCGATTCATCCCTGGTCGACGCCGGCGCGAACGCGCTGAACACCACCGACGCCAACCGGCACCTGATCACGTTCCACCCGTCGTGGTGGAACTACAACCTCATGGGCACGTCGTGGCTGGACTTCAACTCGATCCAGTGGAACGACAACCGGATGACGAACCCGCCGTACGCGCTCGCGCGCACCGGGTACGAACTCACGCCGACCACGCCGTGGTGGAACATGGAACCGCCGTACGTCCCGTCGACGGCGATCGGCGGCATCGACACCACACCGCAGCGGAACCGGCAGAACGGCTGGTGGAGCGTCCTGGGCGGGGCGTTCGGCGTCGCCTACGGCGGAGAGTCGGAGGGCACCTGGTCGATCGGCCACAAGGGTGACCCGATCGTCTGGTCGCAGACGGAGGCGGTCGCCGGGAACCACACCGGGAACATCCGGAAGATCCTGACTCAGTACCCGTGGCAGAAGCTGGTCCCGAACTGGGACAGCTCGGTCGTGACGAGCTCGCGGGGCACGTACGGAGGGACGGACTACGTCGCGGTGGGCCGCGCCGGCGATGGATCCCTGATCGTCATCTTCAAGCCGGTCGGCGGGTCCGTCACGGTGGCGCTGGGGCAGCTGGCCGGCGCGGCGACGGCGAAGTGGTACGACCCGGCGAACGGGAACACCGCGGGGTCGCCGGTCGCGGTGAACAACACCGGGTCGCAGACGTTCACGCCGCCCGCGTCGACGAACAGCAACGGCGGTACCGACTGGGTCCTGGTCATCTCGACGGCGACGACCGGCGGCGGGACCACCGACCCGGGCACCGGCGGCGGCGGGACGACCACGAACGGGATCACCCCGTACCCGGCGGCGAGCGTCGGCACCTACAAGCTGATGTGGTCGTCAGACTCGTCGGTGCTGAACGTCCCGACGAACGGGACGGAGCTGCGCCTCGCGTTCGGCCGGGGCGACCCGCCGATCCTGTCCGACGGCGGGTGGTCGGCGGCCGGGCAGACCGCGGCCGTCGCGAACCTCGCGCAGCGGCGGCAAGCTGGCCAGAAAATCATCTGGTCGATCGGCGGTGAGGGCGGCACCGTCAACACCGCCAACCGGTCCGGGTTCGTCAACGGGGTGAAGGCGTTCGCGGCGAAGCTCGCGGCCGTCTCCGGCGGCGGGCTCGACGGGCTCGACTGGGACATCGAGGTCGGGTCGTCGTTCCCGACAGCCGACGTGATCGCGATCTCGTCGCAGCTGAAGGCCGACCTCGGCGCCAACTTCGCGATCACGATGGCGCCGAACGGGAACAACAAGGCCGCGTACCGGGCGGCCGCCGCGCAGATGCACGCCGCCGGGTGCCTGGACAACATCGGCCAGCAGTACTACGACGCCCCGGTCTCCCTGTCGGTCGCGATCGGCAACCTGCAGGAGTACATCAACGCCGGCATCCCGGCGTCGAAGATGTCCGTGGGCATGTTCATGTCGTCGAACGTCGCCGGCGGGTCCTGGTCGCTGTCGACGTGCGTCACGAACATGACCGCCATCCGGCAGCAGCTCGGCATCCGGCGCTGCTACCTCTGGACGAACAACAGTGAGAACGGCGCGACGTCCGGTGCCGCGTTCGAGTGGGTCAAGGCGATGCGTCAGGTTGTCGGAATCTGAGAGAGGGGTCCGGAGATGGTTCTTCGTGCTGGGAGCAAGTTCGACGCGACAGACTTCGCGTTGCCCGACGTCGCGACCGGCTACGCGAACGGGCTGAACACCATCGTCGCGACGGCGTTCGCGAACCTCCCGTCGATCGCGTGCGCGTGCAGCATCTACAACCCGCACCCCGGGGCGGCGATGCTCGTCGACGTCCGGTGGGGGGCGTGGATGAAGTCGAGCGCGAGCGCGGTCCGCTGCTGCCCCGCCGTGTCCGGGTCGATCGCGGTCCCGGCCGGCATCGGCGGCGGCGGCGCGGTCGGGTGGGGTGAAATCCCGGTCACCAGCTCCGCGGCGTACGTGACCGGATCCGGGTACTTCACCGTCGAACTGCCGGCGTCCGCCAATGCCGCGGTGTTCACGATGCAGGCGTACCGCGACACCGCGGACGCCGGTCCGCAACAGGTCGACTACGCGACTATCCGCGTGGTGCCTCGCCGATTCGTCTTCGACTGAGACGCTAGGCGCGACGGAGGAGAGGAGGCGCGCCGTGCTGAAGATGGTTTCCCGGGCAGCGTGGGGCGCCCGGCCGTGGTCGGGCACCGTCCACGAGATCGGGCTCCGGTCCCGAACCGAGTTCATGACCCACTACCACGGCGCGCCTCCCGCGCACTCGGTCGGCCCGGCGATGGCGCGGGAAGTCGACGACATCCACCACGCGAACGGGTGGGCGGGCGTCGGGTACAACTTCCTCATCGACACCGAGGGCACGTTGTACGAAGGCCGCGGGCTCGACCTGGTGGGCGCTCACTGCCCCGACCACAACCGGATCGCGTTCGGCGTCTACTTCGCGGTGGGCGGGTCCCAGCCGATCAACGACGCGATGAAGCGCACCGGCCGGGCGCTGTACGACCATCTGTGCGAGCTCACCGGCCGGAAGCTGCGGAAGACGCGGCACGGCGACAACTACCCGACCGAGTGCCCCGGCGTCAGCGTCACCGCGTGGACGCATGCCGGGTTCCCCGCCCCCGGCGGCACCGACCCGCACCCGAAGGACCCGGACCCGAAGGACGAGGACGACATGACCCCTGAACAGCTCGACGACCTGGTGGAGCGCACCGCGAAGCGGACGGCGGAGCTCATCGCCGGCGCGAAGGCCACGTATCCGGTCGTCGTCGACAAGGGCACCGGCGCGGCGCACCTGCCCGACGGCCGGGACATCGACAGCATCCCCCGCGTCCTCGGCGAGCTGCAGACGGAGTTCCGGGCGTTCGCCCATGAGATGCGGGCCGCGCTCGCCGCGAACCCGCCCGGCGCGTCCGGGCCGACACGGTGACCGGTGGACGCACCCCTGCAGCTGCTCGCTTCGGTGGGCGGCCCGGCGTCGGGTTGGCTGCTGGCGTCGGTGGCGGTGTGGTTCCTGCTGACTGGACGGCTGGTCACCCGGGCCACCTACCAGGACGCCCGCGCGGAGGCGCGCGACTGGCGGACGGCGTACGAGCTGGAACGGCAGGCGCGGCAGCTCGAGCGGGAGGCGCGGGAGACGGTCACCGTGCCCGCCGCGGAGCTGCAGCGGCAGGTGCTGAGGTCGCTTCCCACCCGTGGGGAGGCGGACGGATGAGGTGGCCGTGGTCGGGCCGGGGCGAGCACGACCGCGACGCGGCCGCGGCCGCCATCACCGACGCGCTGCACTCCGTCGAGGAAGCGGCCGCGGCGATGGCAGAACTCGAGCCGCTCGCCGAGGACCTCGAGAAGCTGCGCCGCAGGAACGGGCTGTCGCCCCGCATCGCGTACGCGTTCCGGCACCGGCGCGAGGACGGCGACGCGTGACGCCGGAGGAGCTCATCGGGGATTGGCTGGTGATCGGGTCCGCGGTGCTCGCGGTGGCGTGCCCGGTCGCGTTCCAGTGGACGACCCGCGGCGCGTGGCGGGACACCGCGATCGGTTGGCACTTGATGTCGTTCATGCTCGCGATAGCGGCCGTGCTGGTGCAGGCCGCGATCCGGCTCGTCTGCGATGACTTCCTAGGCGTCGGCGACCCGGTGTGGTTCCAGCGGCTGCGCGTGGCCGTGTTCGTATCGATTCCGATCGTCCTCGCGTGGCGGCTGGTGGAGATCCTCCGGCCGTACCGGACGCCGTCCGAACGTCGCGAGGACACCATCCGAAAGGGGTCCGCACCATGAACCTGTCCCAGATCCTGCTGTCCGCGCTCCGGACGTTCGTGCCGTGGCTGATGGGGTTCATCCTTCCCTGGGCGACAGCGAACCTCGGTTGGACCGACCACGACGTCGAGCTGGTCGTGAACCTGGTCGTCGGCGGCGTGTACTACCTGGCGTCCCGGCTGCTCGAGCGGTACGTCTCCCCGAACTTCGGGTGGTTGCTCGGCGCGCCGCTGCAGCCCGTCTACGCGAAGGTGCCGGCCGGCGCGGACGCCGCGGTGACGACGTCCACGGTCACGGCGGACGAGCGATACCGCAAGTAGGGCACGGCCAGTCGCGGGCGTCGACCCGGCGCCGGCGGGGAATCATAAGAGCGGCCGCGAGCGCGGCCCACGACTACGGAGGTAGCAAGTGGCAGACGAGACGAGCTCGACCAGCTCGCGGCGCAGCTCCCGCAGCACCACGGGCAACGAGGACACCCAGGCGGCACAGGACTTCGTCGCGGAGCAGAACGTCGCCGGCACGACCGCCGGGTCGGTGACCGCCGACCCGGCGGCGGGCCCGCAGGTCGACGGGAAGACCAGCGTCCGCTACCAGGACGAGCAGGGGACGCCGGAGGACGACGCGGCCGCCCGCGCGGTGACCACGACCGGGCTGACCGGCGACGGAACCCCGGTCTACGTGGCCGAGGACGCGATCGGCGAGTTCCGCGGGAAGCCGCAGGGCGCGGGCCCGCTGTCGTGGCGGCCGCGTCCGGGCGACATCGTGTACGTCAAGGTCGACGAGGACGCTGCTGGTCGCGCGCAGGTGGTCGCCGGCATCGTCACCCGCGTCCTGGGGCAGCTGCCGAACACGTACCGCGGGTGGGGCGTCAACGTGACCACCTTCGGCGACGGCGGCGCGACCGCGGCGGTGGACGGGCTCGCGCTGTTCGGTGGCCCGGACGACGCCCGCGACGCTGACCCGCAGGGCCCCCACGGCTGGATCCGCCGCGACGCGTAGTCGCCCCGGAGTGTGCCCGTCAGGACACAACCGCCGGTGTTGGACCCCCTCCCGGCGTCCCCCGACCTGACGGTGCCGCGGCTCGGCCCCCGTCCCCCCTCGCACAGCCCGGGCGTTAACCCCCGTCGACGCCCGGGTCGGGGACGGGGGCCGCGTCGCGTCTGCACGTGCAAATGAACGGCATGTTGGGTGAGGTCGCCGCATGCGTGATTGACAGGCGATACCCGCCGGGTGCATGGTTGAGCCATGAACACGCCCCCGACCGGGACCCAGATCCCGCACCCGTACGCCGTCGTGACGGCGAACGCGGTCCGCGCGGAGCTCGCCCGGGCCCGGACGCACGGGACCGCCGCCGGCGCCGTGCTCGGTCTGTCGCAGTCGTCGATGTCGCGTCGGCTGAGCGGCGAAGTCGAGTTCACCGCGTCTGAGCTGCTGCGGCTCGCGAAGTGGCTGGACGTCCCCGCCGCGCGGCTGCTGGGCGACCCGCCCCCCTGATCCGTCGGGTCGGGGTCCCCGCTGACAGTCGCGGGTCCGACCCGACACCAGCGTCCCAACGCGTCCGGGCTGGACGCGAAGCAGCCCGCCCCCCCAGGCCGCGAAGCAAGAAGGGGGACGGGCCGACGACAGGAGAGTACGCCATGAACGCTAACGTCCGGTCTCTGGTCCCCGTCTCCGACTCCCGTGACGAGCTGGCCGCCGATCTCGCGCAGGCGATCCGCGACACGATGCGGATGGCGAACGCGCACCCCGACCCGCGGGCGTGCTTCGGGGTCGACCCGAAGCACCACACCGACGGCCGCGCCGGCGCGTACTGGCACCTGCAGGAAGCGCTGCACCAGGTGCTGCGCGTCCTCGCGCCGCGCGACTGGCGGCCGCTGCACGAGGACTGCGACCCGGCCGACGACTACGCCGACCGCGTGTACTCCGTGATCCTCGAGACAGGTGAGGAAGTGGCCGGCGCCCGGCAGTGGGTCGAGCGGGAGGCGGCGCGGATGGCCGCCGAGGAGGCGGAGGCGGCGGCCGACGACGACGCCGCGGCGGAGATGCGCGAGGAGCTCGAGCTGTCGCGGCGGCTGCTCGCGGCGTACCGGGCCGGGTTCTCGCCGCGGTTGGACGGGCCGGTCCGGGAGATCGTCGACGCGTTCGCGCTGCAGCTGCCGGAGTACCGGCCGTCGGCGGCCGCGGCGTCGTCGGTGGCGTACGGGCGGGCCGGGATCCGGCGGCTGCTCGCCGAGGTCCTCGACGACATCCACGCCGGCCGTCGGGCCGGGGTGTCGGGCGAGCGCGCGCCGGTCGAGGGCGTCGACTACGTGATCGGCGTGCAGCCGTGAGCGGCGAGGACCGGCCGGGGACGCTGTTCCTCACGCCCCGGCAGACGCACGAGCTCGCGGCGGCCGCGCTCGCCGTCGTCGGCAGCGTGTCGCCGGCCGTGCTGCAGCGGTGCCGCCGGAACCGCGCGCACAACGCGCGGCCGGGCGTCAGCCCGGCGACGCTCGCCGATCTCGCCGACGTCCTCGACCGGCTCATCCCGGGCGTGGTCGAGCAGATGCACCGCGAGACGGGAGGCGACGTCAGGTGAGCCCGGAGCATGTCGCGCAGTCGGCGGCGGTGATCGCGGCCTACGCGGCGTGGGCGGTGCTGTGGGTCACCGCCCCGACCCGCGCGCCGCAGCACGTCGCACGGGACGACGAAGGACGCACGCTGTACGCGGAGGGTTCGCGGCAGCTCAACGAATGGATGGTGGACGGGATGCGGTACCTGATCGACGTCGCGTACGGGTGGTTGGGTCGCGCGCTGTGGGCGGCTGGCACGTGGCGGGGGCGCCGCGACGAGCGGCGCGCCGCGGCGCGCGTCGTCGAGACGGCGGCCCGGAACGTCGAGGAGGGCCGCGGCCGGTGATCGCTGATCCGGAACAGCTGAAGCTTGTCCTAGTCGGCGTGTGCGCGTTCGTGATGGCGGTCGCGGGGTTCTATGAGGGGCACCTCCGCGGCCGCCGCACGACCCGCGCGACGGTGCTCGAGGCGCTCGAGGAGTGGGAGCGGCGCCGACTCGTCCCGGGCCCGGTGGAGGCGGTGTCGCTGGACGACCACACGACGCAAGCGCTCGACCTGATCGGGGACGACGGCGCGCACGTCGCCGGCGTGTGCAAGGGGCCTGGCGTCGGCGTCGACCCGGACGAGGGCGCGGCGTGGATCTGCGGCCGCTGCGGGTCGGAGTGGCGGGCGCGGGGCGGGGTGTGGCTGCGGGACGACGTCCACCCCGCAGGGCACTCGCCGCGGGCGGCCGAGGACGTCGACCGGTTGTACGCGCGGCCGCCGCAGGTGGTCCCGAAGTGGATCCGGTGCGCACCGGACACGGCGCCGATGACCATCGTCAAGGAAGGGGACCCGTCGTGACGTTGAAGGACCAGAACGCGGAGGCGCGACCGTTCCTCACGGCGCGCGAGAACGTGATCGTTCTCCTCGCCGCGGGCCGACTCCCGGAGTGGGTGGCCGCGGAGCTCGAGACGACGAAAGAGGCGGTGGAGGACGTCGCGCGGTCGTTCGGGTGGCCGACGACGCTGCGGCGACTGAAGGCGGCCGCGACGCGGATCCTCGGCCCGGACCGGGACGACGAGCATCAGGGGCCGATGCCGCCGTCGTACGCGCCCGGTGTGGGCGCGGCGGCCGCGGTGGGCGAGGACGAGGGCGGGACGGCGGTGCACGTCGAGATCCGGGGCGGCGAGGACATCGACCCGGACGAGCTCGCGTCGCGGGTCCGGGCGGTGCTCGCGCCGCCGACACCGGCGTGCGCGTGCCCGGAGGGGAGCGTCGTGCCCGGGGCGCTGGTGCATCACCACGTGCCGCCGTGCCCGCTCGCGGCCGCCGACGAGCCGGTCCCGGAGCTGTCGGAGGAGGAGCTCGCCGCCGAGCACGCGCGGGACCTCGCGGCCGCGGCCGCCGACCCGGTGTTCGAGCTGCTCGACATGTGCTCCGAGGAGAGCCGCGCGCGACTCGACGCGTCGTTCCGGGACCGGGCGCAGCTGGTCGTCCCGGGCGTCGTCATGTCGGGCCCGGACGGTAAGACGGTGCTCGTCGCCCGGGTCCGGATCGACATCCAGGTGGACAGGGACGCGGCGTTCCGGATCGCGGCGGGGCTCCCGGGTGAGGGGGACCTCCCCGTGACGGCGTACTCAGAACTCGAACTGACGCCCGACGGCGTCGACATCGTGGGTCGGCTCGCGGCGCTGCTGCCGCCGCCGGATTGGGACGGGGACAGGTCATGACGGTCGTGGGCCGACAGTTCGAGGTCCGGGCGAAGGTGTGGACGCCGGTCCCGGAGACACCGCGAGTGGAACAGGAGTACACGCAGGGCCGACGGTTCCGGGTGACGTGGGTCGAGGAGCAGCTCCTCGACGGCGTGTACCGGCTGTGGCTGAAAGGGCCGATCCTGACGGCGGTCGGGCGGGACCACTCGGGTGGGCACACGGGGCTGCGGTCGTACTCCTCGGCGTCGGACGCGGACTTCCCGGGGCATCTGCGGCCGCTGGTGTTCGGGGAGGAGCAGATGCGGCATCTGTTCTTGTCGGCGGCCGACGCGGTCGGGGTGCGGCGGTGAGCGGGCCGCGGATGGTTCTGGCGGCGTGGGCGGCGACGATGCTGTTCGCGGCCGTGCTGCTGGGGATCTCGGCGTCCGCGGCGGGCCCAGCCGACCCGTCGTACCGGTCGCCGACGGATCACGGGCTGGTGTGCCGATGAGCGAGGAGCGTGTGACACGGCGGGTGGGGATCGCGTCCCCGGGTGACGTGATCGTGTTCGAGCTGATCCCGGACGCGCAGGGGAACGTCACTGAAGAACGGTTCTTCGAGGTCTGCCGGGTGCTCGCGGACGGGCTGAACGGCACGGGGATCCGGTCGCTGGTCCTTGACCCGACGCAGGTGAAGCTGACCCGGGTCGACATCGAGGCGCCGGCGTCGGAGGAGCCGTGCCCGAACTGCGGGATCCGGGAGCTGGATGCGACGTCGCGCAGGTGCGCTGGATGCGGGGGACAGCGGTGAACCCCGTCGCCGTGACCGGGCTCGACGTCGACTCCGAGCGCGGCCGCCAAGAGTTCAAGGTCACCATCTCGCGGCTGCCGCGCGGCGGGTACCCGGGCAGCGTCCCGATGGATCTCCCGGGCGACATCCGGGCCGGGCTGCTCGAGTGGCTGGGAATCCGGGAGTCTCCGGAGCTGCTCGGCGAGCCGGGCGGCGGGCGGGTCGATCCGGCACCGAGGCCGCCGAACCCGGGAAGGACATCACCGTGACGCTGCTCGACGATGCGCGGGTCGCGGCGGGCGCGCAGCTGGTCGAACCGCCCCGCGTCGAGATCACCCGGGCGGGCGTCTTCTACGACATGCCCGACGCGGTGTACCACTCCGACCCCGTGCCGTCCGCGTGGGGCGGGTCGATCTCCCGGACCGGGGCCAAGAACCTCCTCCCACCGAAGACGCCGGCGCACTTCCAGTGGTGGCGGGAGAACGGCGACGCGCCGCGCGACGACTGGGACTTCGGGCACGTCGCGCACACGGAGCTGCTCGGCGCGGGCCCGCCCGCCCGGGTCGTCGAGGCGAAGGACTGGCGGACCGACGCGGCGAAGGCGGCGAAGGCGGCCGCCCGCGCGGCTGGTGAGGTGCCGCTACTGCCGCGCCAGTACGCCGCGGCGCTCGAGATGGTCCGGAAGGTCCGCGAGCACCCGATCGCTGGTCCGTTGCTGTTTCCGGGCACGGGGACGGCGGAGGTGTCGCTCTTCTGGCAGAACACGGACACGGGCGCGTGGTGCAGGTGGCGGGGCGACTGGCTCCCCGCGCGGGCGCTGCCGAACGGCCGGTTCGTGCTCGTCGACTACAAGACCGCGGAGGACGCGTCGGATGAGGCGTTCGGGCGGGCCGCGGCCGCGCACGGCTACGAGATCCAGGAGGCGGCCGGCTGCGACGGCGTCCGGGCGCTGGGGCTGCACGACGACCCGGAGATGGTGTTCGTGGTGCAGGAGAAGCACCCGCCGTACCTGGTGAACGTCGTCGAGCTGCCGGAGGAGGCGCGGGAGCTCGGGCGGCGGAAGTGGCGGCAGGCTCAGACGCTGTTCGCCCGGTGCACGGCGGAGGGTCGGTGGCCGGGGTACGCGGACGAGACGGTGAGCGTGGCGGAGTACCCGCGGTGGGCGCTCGCCCGGGCAGGTGTGCTGTGACGACTGACATCCCGTTCGAGGCGGTCGAGGCGGCCGCGCAGCAGCAGGGGTGGACGTGGCCGGCGGTGCCCGAGGAAGGCATCCCGTCCGGCCGCCAGTGCGCCCGGGAGTTCATCGCCGCGGCGGTCCCGGAGCTGCGGAAGGCGTGGGAGGCGGAGCGGACTCCGAACCCGGACCAGGTCGTGATGCCGCTCGAGACGCTGCGGCATCTGCTCGAGCGCGCGTACAAGGCAGGCCACTACGAACCCGACCCGCGCGGCGGCGTGCGCTACCTCCGCGCGGCCGCGGAGCTCTACGCCGCCGACGTCCTGGCGCTGATCGCGCAGGGCATCGACCCGACCCAACCCGCACGACCCCGAGAGGACCGCACCCCATGACCGTGCAGCAGATCGAGCCGTCCGCGCTGCCCGCACCGGCCCGGATCGGGCAGGCGACCGCCGTCGAGCAATCACGGGCCGTGGCCGAAGTCGCGGCCGCCGTCCAGGTGGCGCAGATGAACCCCCGGAACGTCGTCGCCGCCGTCGAGGACATGCGCCGCGCGTGCGGGCAACTGCGGCTGGCGGAACGCGCGTTCTTCCGGTTCCCCCGCGCCGGCGGCGCCGTCACCGGCGCGTCCGTGCACCTTGCCCGCGAGCTCGCCCGATGCTGGGGCAACTTCCAGCACGGGGTCGCGGAGCTGCGCCGCGACGACGACGCCGCGCAGTCGGAGATGATCGCGTGGGCGTGGGACGTGCAGACGAACAGCCGCGCGTCGACGACGTTCATCGTCCCCCACGCGAGGGACACGCAGCAGGGCCGGAAGGATCTGACGGAGCTGCGGGACATCTACGAGAACAACGCGAACAACGCCGCCCGCCGCGTCCGGGAGATGATTTTCGGGCTGCTGCCGGTGTGGTTCGTCGAGGAAGCGAAGACGATCGCGACGGAGACACTCCGGGCTGGTGACGGGTCGCCGGTGGAGGAGCGGGCGCGGAAGGCGGTCGAGGCGTTCGCGGCCCGGTTCCGGGTGCGGCAGGACCGGATCGAGCGGCGGCTCGGCGCGCCGGTGAACGCGTGGACGGTGCACGACGTGGCGACGTTGTCGACCATCTTCGCGAGCCTCGACCGGGGGGAGATCACGGTCGAGGACGAGTTCCCGACGGAGCGGCTGACCGTCGCCGACGTCGCGCCGAAGACGGTCGAGGTCACGCTCGACGGGGAGTCGGGCCGATTCACGCCGTCGGAGCCGCGCCGTCCGACCCGTCCGGTGGAGGAGGCCGCGGCCGCGCTCGCCGAGCAGCAGCAGCGCGGAGCCGAGGAGCTGCGGCGCGAGGCCGCGGAGCCGTGCTCGACGGGCACGTGGTCGCGGCTGCAGGCACGGTTCCGGGACATCGCGGAGGCCGACTCCGGCCTGCGGTGGGCGCTGAAGGGCACCGGGCAGACAGCGAACCGGAACGCCGTCATGGCCGCGATCGTCGGGCATCCGGTCGCCGGCCCGGACACGCTCACCGAAGCCGAGGCGGACCGGATCCTCGACGAGCTGCGGACCGACAGCGTCCAGGACATCGTTGCGGCCGCGCTCGGCACACCGGCGATGGACGACGGGTCGCAGCTCGACCCCGCCGACCAGTCGCAGGAGATGCGCGCGGCCGCCGACGTCCCGGACCCGTACGACGGCGACGACCCGTGGCGGCAGGCATGAAGGCGTCGCGTCGCACTCCGCCGCCGACCGACCCGCCACCCAGCGGCGGCGGGCCGTGGCAGTACCGGGAATCACAGCGGCTCATCTCGGCGTCAGAGGCCTACCTCGGCGGCGACAGCTGGGACCCGGCCGCGGCCGCGGCGATGGCACACCTCGCGGTCGCCCGGTCCAACTGCGCGATCATCGCGTTGACCGTCGACGCGGCAATCGCTGACGAGCAGCAGCGGCCGCGGCTGCTCGACGAGTGGACGCGGGCCGTCGCGGGTGACGCCGGATGACGGATCCGGCGCCGGTCCTGCAGTTCCGGGTCGTCGGGCTGCCGCGGCCGAAGGGGTCGATGCGCCCGGTCGAGCGCGGCGGGAAGCTGATCGTCGTCGAGTCGGAGACGACGCTTCACCGGGAGTGGAATCGGAAGGTTGTCGCCGCGGCGAAGGCGGCCGCGTGGGAGGCGGACCTACCCGGGCCGCTGACCGGGCCGCTGCGGGTGCTGTTCCTGTTCGCGCTCGAGCGGCCCGCCGACCCGAAGTACCCGCGGCCGACGCACCGCAACGCCGGTGACTGGGACAAGCTCGCACGCGCGGTCGGCGACGACCTGAAGGACGCCGGCGTCATCGCGGACGACGGGCTCATCACCGACGGGCGCGTGGTGAAGGACTACCCGGGGCCGCGCGTCCTGCAGACCACGCCGGGCGCTCTGGTGCGGATCTGGCACGACACAGACGACGGGCTGCCAGACGGGCAGCTCGAGCTACTCGAGAGGACCAACACGGATGGATCTGACCGTGTTCACCGTGGCGACCGGCGACCTGCGGCGCGCGCTCGACGCCGTACGCCGGCACGCCGACAAGACCAAGACGGGCGGTGACGGGGACGCCACCTGTCACCGCGTGCGGCTGCTGTTCGAGCCGCAGGCCGGGGAGCTGCGGGTCGTGGCGACGAACCTGGTCACCGCGGCCGCCGCGGTGGTCAAGCTGCTCGACCCGACCGGCGGGCAGCTGGACATCTTCAGCGGCAGCGACGACGACGGGAAGACGCAGCCGCGCACGTCGTGCGACCTCGACCTGGTGTCGGTGTCGAAGGTGCTGAAGGTGTTCCCGAAGGACGGGTCCGAGGACGGGCTCACCCGGATCCAGGTCGACGACAACGGGCCCACGTTCCGGCACGCGGGCGGGCTGTTCGACGGGGAAGCGCTCGAGCTGCTGTCCGCGGGCGGCGGCGGGTCGTTCCCGGACGTGTGGGCCGCGATCCGCAAGGCCGCGCTCGCGGCGCAGTCGACGCCGTCCCCGAAGCCGCTCACCGCGGCCGGATCCAGTCTGGCGGCGTTCGAGGCGGCGTCGAAGCTGTACGAGACACCGCTCACCGTGCTCCCGTCCGGGACGCCGGAGTCGCGCGGGTTCGTCGTGCAGTGCGGGCCGCTGTTCCTCGGGACCATCTCGAGCGCGCACAACGACGGCGACAGCCTGGGGCGGCGGGACGCGGCCGCGCAGGTGTGGCTGCGCCGGTTCGAGGGGAAGACGCTCGCGGACGTGACGTCGTGACGGGCGACCTGACGCCGCCGGCGTCGACGGATACGGAGCGGTTCGTCGCGACCACGGTCGCGTTGCAGCGCGCGGCCGCGGCGTTCGACCTCGCCCCGCACGAGGTCGACCGGGTCAACTCCGCCGCGGTGACGCTCGCCGCGAACCCGCTCCTCGCGGGGCGGTGGGCGGCCGCGCTGCTCGGCACCCCGGTCGCCCGGATCCGGTACGTGCAGGGCGAGCCGGACCGGGTCGAGCTCGACTGGCCGGAGGGCACCGTCGCGGCGATCGTCATGAAGGACGTCATCCAGCAGGCGGTCGATGACCGGAACGCGATCCTCGCCGCGCAGCACGAGCTGCGGCAGGCGGCCGCCGACGTCGACGCGAACCCGCCCGTCCTGGCGTGCGTCGTGTGCGGCTGCACGGACGACGCGGCGTGCCCGGACGGCTGCAGCTGGGCCGGCCCGATCTGCTCGGCGTGCCTGCCGGTCACCGACTCCGACATCGACCGGCAGACCGACGCGGACGTCGCGTTGCACGAACAGCAGGCGGCGCAGCAGTGAACCGCCGGTACCGGTGCAAGCCGTGTTCCGACGGCCGGCACGAAGAGTGCGACGACCCGGGCACCGACGGCGCCTGCGATTGCCTCGAGTGCCAGGACGAGCACAGCACGTCGGTGCACGTGCACCGCGAGGAAGGGGACCCGCATGGCGACGCTTGAGTTCGACGGCGAACGCGGCAGCTGGGAAGCGCTCGCGTTCACCCGGAACGGCGAGGCGGAGCTTCACGCGTACGGGACCGACCCGACGCACGCGCTCGCCCGGCTCGTCGAGCTGGTCTGCGACGACACCGACCAGCTGTACGACGAGCTCATCGAGGCGACGCGGCCGCGGGTCGCCGCGAACGCCGTGGACGTCGCGAAGCTGGTCGAGGAGGCCATCACCGCCGGCGTCACGTTCGGGAAGACGGGCGACACGGACCAGGTGAAGGCGATCCGCCAACGGATCGGGCTGCCGGACGTCCGCCTGTAGCAACACCCGCGGGGCGGCCGCACGATTGGCCTGGCGGCCGCCCCGTCCCCTGAACCGAGGAGGTTACCGCGATGACCCGTCGCGATCCTGTCGCGTGCAGCGTGTTCGAGTGCACCGACGTCCCCCGCTACGTCTGGGCCGTCTACCTTCCCGGCCCGACCCTGCCGCCCGCCCACGGGCCCGGCATGCTGGTCCGGCTGTGCGGGACCCACAACGCGCGGCCGTGGCCGTTCCCGGCGCTCGGCGTCCGCCAATACGTCGGCCGCTGCGACCGGGTCCTGGTCGACTGGGGCCCGCACCGGGCGGCGTCATGACGACTCGTCCGTCCCGACGAACCGTCGAATGCGTCTGCGGGAAGATCGGACACCCCGACGAGGCGTCAGCGATCCGACAGGCGCGCAGCCTGATCAGACGCACCGGGGTGAAGCTCGAGGACGTCGACGTGTACGAGTGCACGCGCCGGGAGGGCACCTGGCACGTCACCACGCACCCGAAGCCGACCGCGCAGCGGCTGCAGCGGCTCGCGCGGGAGCTGCGGATCGGAAGGACGCTATGAGCCCGACCGACGAGGAAGCGGCCGCCCGCGGGCTCGTCCGCTGCGCCGGCCCCAGCTGCCGGCGGTGGATCCGCTGGGTCTGGTCGATGGAAGGCAAGCGGATGCCGCTCGACCCCGACCCGAACGTCGGCGGGAACGTCGTCATCCGGAAGCTCGAGGGACAGCCGCGCGCGAAGGTGCTGACCGGCGCGGAGCTCCCCGCGCAGGAGACGGCGTGGATGCCGCACTG